GAGTTAATCAGTTTATTCAGTGAAATCGATTTACCCCAGGGTACATAGTAAGACGTTACTTCAAATTCATTCTCGTTCATTTTCATACTCCGTTTGTTGGTTAGCTTGACGGGCGCGTTGCTGCCCCATCTTGTTAGAGATCACTTTCTGATTCTAACGGTACTGGTGTCATTCCTACCGGTGTGACCTTTCTCCTTTCTTTCTTTCAGTTCCTGTTTGAAGAGGCCAATTATCTTGGCGATAACATGGTTTTCCAAATTATCGGCCAGTTCATACCACCCTTGGCCCTTATTTGCGTTGGCCCAAAGATACTCTAGAAGCCCCCGTTCATTGGCTGGCTTCTTAATAAGAGCACGTAGCTCTTGCTCCTGTTTGGCTGTTATAAGCATAAAACACCTCCTAAGTGTGGTTGGTTAGCTTGACGGGGCGTAACCGCCCCAGTTTGTTAGAGAATCGACTGGTGGATCTTGTCCACAGTCTCTTGGGAAAGACCCAAGTACTTGATCCATCCCTCGGCCCGTGCCTCGTAAGCACTGTTGGCCCTGAAGTAGAGATAGTAGTCGTCGGGACCGTGGAACTCGAAATACCCTGGGGTAAATCGATCCTTCCAAATCCACGCATCCTTTTGGATGCGGTGGCCGGCCTTTTCAACGAAGGGTCGGAGAGCTGTTACCAGCTGTTGATCGAATTGAACGAACATAAAACACCTCCTAGGTGTGGTTTGGTTAGCTTTACAAAATCAGAAGGTGATACGGGGGATCGCAATTGATCCCCCTCACCCAGTCTTATGCCGGTTTGCGTCACGCCGGTTTCCCGCGTGTGTGTTTCGGCCCGTACCAAGGGCCACCCATCTGCTAACATAACGCTAGCAGTTGAGCATCGCGCATCGATAACGCCTATCGTGTGATGCGGTCATCTTCCTGTGTGGGTTCGACAAGATCCCACTGGCACTCGTGAGAGTGCGAAGCTTTTTTTGGGAGAGAAAATATATTTCAAGTCATCGACTCAAACTGGAAAATACACAGCGGTTGTCTGGTGGTCGGCAGTGCTGCCCGTGTAGGTACTCACTTCACGCATCGCCGACTGCACAAGCGCGTTGCTCGTAACAAGTTGATGACTTGCGGGATTTAGCAGACCTCTTGGGTCTCCGTACTCCCTCGCCGTAGAGTATTGCTACCTAAGCTTGCGATGCACCGTACCATCGCCTGCGGTCCTTCCGGTGTCTCCCTGGTGAGTCTCCCGACTCTCCCTGGTAGTACCCTGGGACGTAGCTGGCGCCTCTCTCCAGTTCCTGATCAGCGCCAACGGGAGTAATCATACCGAAACCAATCCGAAACACAACAGCTGTACTCCCGCGTATTTACTGGGCTGTAGGCCCACTTATTATTATTTGCGTGTATTTTGATGATGGAAAAGGGCTAACAGTTCGCTAGCGTTGTGTGGGCATGGGGTCGAATGGCAGAATATTTGCTGGTTGGATATTGATTGGATCAAGTCATGGAAGTGATCGAGGGCGGGAAGTCACTAACACCGAAACAGCGCAAGTTCGCCAGGCTGGTCGCCGGGGGCGACACGTTTAGCGGTGCTTACGCCAAGGCATACCAGGCTGACAAGTCCAGCAAGTCCACGATTCAGAGCGAGGCTAGCCGGCTGGCTGCGATCCCCCATGTTTCCGCAAGCATTAAGGCGCTACAGGCTGATAAGGAGCGTCTGGTTAGGACAGACGTTGCCGGTCAGAGATCTTGGATACTAGATCGCCTAAAGCACGAAGCAACTGGAGACAATCCAACCAGCCGTATCAAAGCACTGGAGTTGTTAGGTAAAAGCGTTGGGCTGTTCGACACCACTCAAGTATTGGTCAGCGATAAGACCAGAACACCAGACGAGATCGAACGTGATCTCAGCTCCAAGCTATCAGCAATAGTCGCAGCTGTTAGTGACTAGTGCATGTTAGCATTTTGTTAGTATAACANGGGCTAANTGTTAGCATAACAAGGTGACCCCGCCCCTTTTGGAGCCATATACAGATACCTCATATGGACACCCCTACCCCCCTTGGAGAGCGACGGTGGTCTACCAGTATATAATCTGTGTTCCACACGTTTGAATCCCTCAAAATCCATTGACCCCGTACCATATTTCGCTTAAATTCCTTTGTTCCCTGTTTGTTCCCTATGGATATTATGAAATTACATGAACTAGGTGGTGATCAGATTCTTGAAGAATTGGAAAAGCGTGGTGATCGCTATGTCGATATGAAAAAAGAAGCATCTACCAGTGAATTCTTATTGAAACGACGGTATGCAGCCGTATACACATCTATTCGCAGTACGAAAGGGTGTTCTGTGGAGGATGCAAAGAACATGGCTTTGAATGATCCTGATTATTTGCAAGCATTTCGTGAAGACGTGAAGTGTCAGTTGAAGAAAGATGCCGCCCAGTTAGCCTTGGAACGAGCTAGAATTGCGGTAGAACTATGGAGATCCCATAGAGCGGATATGAGGAAGGTATGACTCCTACGATGTTATCGGTTTTAAAGCAGATCCGTTTATTTTGGGAGAAAAACGGGTATGGCCCCACCCATAGAGAATTATACAAGCTAACGGGAATTAAGTCTGTGGGGAATATTTCCAGAATTATTGGTCAATTAGAGGAGGGGGGGTATATTTCTCGCAGAAAAAACCGCCGTCGTAGTGTTCAGGTGATTGACAGGAAAATGTCAAGTAGCGTACATTCGTAAAATCAGGGCGGTTACGCCTAGTATATTACTAGCTAGATTATTCTGGTCTGGATATGTACTACGTTTTTTAGTTTGGTAATAGAGCTTCCTGGTATGTTACTAGCTAGTACATTACTAGGGCTTAAATCGGTTTAGTGGAAAAGTGTTAACTGCTTTCACCTGGCATCTAATGACACTCAGGCTTACATCAGACCCTTCTGTATATGGCCTATCCACTAATCGGGTACTCCGAGAGACCTTTTGACGGGAGCACATTCCATCGTCTTACTGACTACGGGACGAGACTCTCGGGGTACTCACTTATTCAACGGGTGCGTTATGAATCTTAGAAAAGCGGCGAGAGACAGGGACTGCCAGATGCGGATACCCCGTATTTGTAATTTTGACAGCAGCACCACGGTACTCGCCCATCTCCGTAGAGGAAGTGTCGCCGGTATGGGACAGAAACCACCGGATACATGCGCGGTTCTGGCTTGTAGTGCCTGCCACGATGCGATTGATCGTCGCGATAATATGGGCGCTTACACTCCTGTAGAGATGGACACTATGATTCTTGACGGACTCTGCCGTACTTTGTGGATCTGGGACAACGAGGGGTTTTTATGAATCTGGCTGCGGTTCAGGCCAAGATAGGACAGCTGCCCTCCGAACAGCAACAGGAGTTGCTTTCCCTTCTGGAAGAACTGGAAGAAGCCAAAGACCGCGAAGCGGCGCAAATAGACTTCATGCGCTTTGTCAAAACGATGTGGCCTGCGTTTATTGAAGGTGAACATCACAAAATCATGGCGAATGCCTTTGAAAAGGTGGCGGAAGGCGAGCTGAAACGCCTGATTATCAACATGCCGCCTCGACACACCAAGTCGGAATTTGCCTCATACCTACTACCGTCCTGGTTTCTGGGACTGTATCCCGATAAGAAAGTGATTCAGACCGCGCACACAGCGGAACTATCCGTGGGATTTGGTCGTCGGGTGCGTAACCTTGTGGATAGTGAAGACTACACCCGTATTTTTTCCGATACCAAACTACAATCAGACTCCAAAGCCGCTGGTCGATGGAATACCAGTCAGGGTGGCGAGTACTTCGCTATCGGAGTAGGGGGTGCTGTTACAGGTAAAGGCGCGGATCTATTGATTATCGACGACCCGCACTCAGAGCAGGAAGCCGCACTGGGTGATCCCGCCGTCTATGATCGCGTCCATGAATGGTATACGTCCGGTCCTCGACAGCGATTGCAGCCTGGAGGAGCCATCGTCGTTGTGATGACACGCTGGCATCAACGCGATTTGACGGGGCAGGTCATTAAATCTTCGATTCAGCGCAACGGATCAGATGAGTGGGAAGTCATTGAATTTCCTGCAATTATGCCGTCAGGGATGGCCTTAT